GCCCGCCGACATTCCGGTGTTCCCGTATCACAACTACCTCGTGCAAGCGGTCTATGTGTTCGCGCTCGAGCACGAACGCGACGCCCGGGCGCAATCGGAGGCCGCGAGCCGGGATAATTTGCTCGCGATCATTCGCCGCGGCGCGGCTCCACTGCGCTCGCAACGTGCGGACATTCCACTCGACCCGGCCGTGTTTCGCCGGCCGTACCGAGGGGACTAATGCCGGGGGCTCCTGACCGCGAGACGCCGCTCCCCGTCCGGCGCTTCCAAGGGACCATGCTCGCCATGGATCCCGCGTTCACGCCGCCGGGGTTTCTCGTGCACGCGGAAAACTGGGTACCCGATCTCACCTATGTCTTGAGCAAGCGTCGCGGCAGCCTCTCATGGCTGCGGCTCCCGCAGCCGGGGCGCTGTGACCCGCTCATCTACACAACGGCGACCGATGGCCACCGCTACCTCTACGCGGTAGCTGCCGACCAGCTCTACGTGTCGAAGGATGACAGCCCGTTCAGTGTCGTCACAAACGGGCTCTTTGCCGGCACCCGGGCCGCCCGCGCCACGGGCACTGATAACCGCTACGGGGCCGCCGTCGTCGCCGACAGCCTCTACGTCGGCAGTGATGTCGACCCGATCAAGGAAGTGCCGCTCGGGGGCGCGGCCACCGACTTGGTGCCGCTCGCGAGTCTGGACGATACCGGGCAGGCCACGACGCTCACCGCCGATGATGCCACGCGCGTGCTCGCCGGGACGTACAGTTACCGCTGGGGTCTCTACGATCACGGGACGAGCGTTTGGACGAAGATCGGGCCCGTGCACACGGTGACGACAGGCGGCACGGGCCGCCAACGCATCGCGTTCACGGCACCGAGCGGGGCGCTCTCAGGCCAGCTGCTCTATCACCTGTTCTTGGCGGGGGTTGACCAGGAGATTGAAGGCGCACACGACCAGACGCCCGCCGGCCTCCCCGCCGGCGGGCAATTCGCCTTGTGGGACGACCCGGCGGTCGAGTCGGTTGGTGTGCCGACGCCGTCGAGCGTGACCCGGCGCGGCTCGCATCTGATTGCGCATCGCGGTCGTTTGTGGGGTGCCGGCGGCCTCGACGCCGCATGTCGGCGGGCGTGGGCGACGAGTGTCCTCGTCCCCGGCCTCGAGCAGACCCTCTATGAGCAAGGGCTCTTCTTCCCCGCGGCGGCAGTGAGCCCCGATCTCGGCGCCCCGGTGACCGGCTTTGCGGTGGCGAGCCTGAGCTCGACCAACCGCAGCCCGACGTCTCCGCTTGGCATCTTCACCGCGACGAGTACCTGGCTGTATTTCGGCGACCCGCTCGACGACCCGCAAAGCGAGCTCGTGCAAGTTTCGGGTGAGATCGGCTGCCCGGGGGACCGGACCATCGTGGCGACGCCGGTCGGTGTCCTCTTCTGCGGCAAGCGGAGCGTGTACCTCTTGACCCCGCAACAAGCCGAGCCACGCGATGTCGGCTGGCCAATCGAGCCGGCGGTGCGGGCGCAACCCGTGCCGTTCCGCACGCGGGCGTGGGCCATCTTTCATCGCGGCTTTTACAAGCTCGCACTCGTACCCGCTGGCGGGAGCGACCCGAGCGAGGAATGGTGGCTCGACCTCCGCCACGGCCTGACCGATCCCCCGCAATGGTGGGGGCCGCATACGACGCCGGCGTATACGGCGGCCGCCCGCGCGACCGACCATCCGGACGAGGAAGACCGGGCGTGGGCCGCGCAGGACGGCTCGAGCACGTTTTTCGTGCTCCTTGACCAGACTGATGAGTACATGGATCCAATCGGGCCGCGAAGCGGAGGGCAATGGAACGTTGCGCAATGGGATACCGACTTGTGGGCCACCGAAGTCTCCGCGGCGATTGTCTCGCGGCTGCGCACTGCACTCCTTGATGCGCAGCAACCGTTGACGCCGAAACTTGCCAAGCGGGCTCGGATCATCGCGCAGACGATTGATACGACCTCACTCGGTATCGTGGTGCATTCGGACTACGGCTACGCCGCGTCGGGGACGCTCGTCTTCCCCACTCCGCCGGGGGATGCCTGGGACACGAGCGATTGGAACGTGAGCGACTTTGCCATGCGCTGGACGGTATTGAGCGAGTTTGAATGCCCCGTGCCAGAGCCCCGGGGCCGAGCCTTCACCGCGACCTTAACGCACGTCGACCCGATCCCGTGCGATCTCCGCGATTTTGAGCTCCGCGTGCAGCCCTCGGCCCGCGAGACCCAGTGACATGGCGAAAATTCCCCGTCCGCCGAAGCAAGGCAATACGACGAGCTACGTCGCGAAGGTCGCGGCGGGCTATACAAAGATCCTCGCCGGCGAGGTCGATGCCGATTTTGATACGATTTACAACGCGTGGAATACCGGCACCGATACCGCCAACCTGAAAGACGGCTCGGTCACGAGCGCGAAGCTCGCCGCGGACGCCGTCGGGCCGCGCGAGCTCGCCGACGGGGCCGTCTTCACGAATCACCTCCAAGATCTCGCGGTGACGACGCCGAAGCTCGCGGATGGTGCCGTCACGACGGTAAAGGTCAGCGAGGTTACCTGGGGAAAGATCACCGGGGCACCGACGACGTATCCCCCGTCCGGGGCCGCCGGCGGTGCGTTGGCGGGCTTCTATCCCAATCCGACATTGTCGGCGTCGGCGGCGATTTCGGGGACGCAGATCGCAGCGGACTCGATTACCGCAGCGCAAATCGCTCCGCTCGCCGTCGGCACGGCGGAGCTCGCCGATATCGCGGTGACGCTCGCAAAACTCGCGTACGGCGCGGCGGTCAACAACTTCGTCCAAGACGGCGGCAATACACCGATCACGATCCAACAGACTGAAATCCTCATCAGGGAGACGACGTTCTCGGTCCGGAATCCAACGAGCCAGGGCGTCGCTGTGGCCATCATCAGCGGCCAGATGGCCGTGCTTGTCGGACAGACCATTGACGCCCTCTTTCAGCTCCGGTTGGATAGTACGCCCGGCGGGATCAACGGGGCGGTCGTCGCCGGGCATGTGCAACGCTCGCAGGGCTACGGAGGCGTCGCGCCCATTGCCGTGCCGATCGTCTACGGCTTCAGCAACCTGACGGCCGGAACCCATCGCCTGACCTCGACGGCGTCCATCAATGCCGCCTCCGCACAAGCGCTTTCGTACCAGATATTTGTGATTACGTTTGCATGATGGAGGCCGAATAGATGGCGCTTACACGGCCACTCAAAGAGGGCAGCGTCACCACGTATCAGGAAAAAGTGTCGCTCGGGTTTAAGGACATCCTTGCCAGCGAGGCGGACGGCGACCACGACACGATGTACGCCGCATGGAATGGCGCGCTCGGCGGAGATTTGACGGGAACGCTTCCCAATCCGACCGTGGTCGCGGCGGCGAAATCGAAGTGGACGGTGTCGGGCGCGACCCTCACACCGACCGATGCGACAAAGACCGTTAGCGTCCCCGGCGGTGCGGCGGGCGCTGGAGGCGGGGCACTCGTCCTAGGCAGTAATACCCCCAAGGGTCGGATCCAACTAAACAACACCATCGCCAATCCGGTACTTACCCTCAGTGCGAACCGGGATACGATCGCCGGAACGACCGACGATGCCACAAAACCGGCGTGGCAGATATTCCTCAATACGAACGCTGATAACGCTACGATCGGGCGCTTTCCCCCGAGTAGCTCCACGGTGACCAATCTGCTCTTGCTCGATAATGCGGGGAGTCTGACAACGACGGGCGCGGATGGGGCGAGTCCCGTTATTAGCTGCCTGGGTGTGGGCAATGTACAAGGTCCGATCTTTAGCGGCCGTGGAGCCCGGGGCACAGGTGCGGCACCGACGCCATCGCTCACGAACGACATCTTGGCACAGGTTCAAGGCCAAGGCTGTCATACTGCGGGCCAGAACTTTAGCACCCAAGGCATGATCCGTTTCGTTGCGGCAGAGAATTGGTCCAGCACGGCGAGAGGGACGAGCGTGTTTCTCTATTCGACCCCAGTCGGCAGCACGAGCCTTGGCGGCGTCTACTTGATTTTTGACGGGGGCGGAAATCTCACCATCACCGGCTCGATTGGTCAAAAGGCCAGTGGTACGACCTGGCAGAATCCCTCCGATCCACGGTTGAAAGAAGACCTAGCACCGTATGCAGCGGGACTCGCGGAAATTCTCCAGCTCAAACCGATCACGTATCGCCTGAAAGCCCAGCCCGACGCGCCACTCTGTTACGGGTTTGACGCGGAGCGGGTCCGCGACGTCTTCCCCGAATGCGTCTCCGAGACGCGCATGAAGCTGGACCCGGCCGACGAAGAGGAAACGGAGGGCGTGCTCACCTTCGATATGCACCCGATTCTGGTGGCGGTGATTAACGCGATCAAGGAATTGGCGCAGAAGGTCCCGTGATGTCGCACGTGATTGAGGCCAAGATTCAACAGCATCGCGCGGAGTTGACGCGCCAACGCGGCCGCTTGGCCGAGCTGCGCCGCGGCGTCGCCGAGGCGCGCGCCATGTGCGCCCGGCTCGAGGGCGCCGTGCTTGCGCTCGAGGAGCTCACCGCTGCCCCGACCGCCGAGACGGACGGCGCGGGCGAGGACGCTGCGCCATGACGGTCCGCTCCGCCGTCTTTGCCGACGTGCCCGGGCTCCGCCGCCTCTATGCGGCGCTGCAGGCCGAGCTCGCGGCGGCATACCCTGTGCCCTATCCCGGGCACGCCTCCGAGGACCTTGATAGCTTCACCCTCTTGGCCGCCCGCCGTCTCGAGCAGGACCCCACGTTGCTCTTCTACGTCGCCGTGGATGACCAGACGGGCGAGCTCCTCGGCTTTCTCGGGGGCGAGATCTCAGAACGCGCAATCGGCGAGCCGCGTGTCTTTGGGGCCGCGCATTGGCTCTACATCGTGCCCGATGCGCGGGGCCGCGGCCTCGCCCGCGCGCTCGCCGCCAGTGGAGTCGCCGACTTGGAGGCGCTCGGCGTGACGCACGTCGAGATTGGTGCCATTGCCGGCGATACGCAATGGGCGACCCGCGGCTGGCTTCCCTATCTCGTCCACCACGTGTTACCGCTCGAGGCCGTTCGGGCTGGTGTCGCCGAGCGCCCCGCCGTCGCTCAACCCACCTCGGCGGCCCCGACGGCACCGGCCCCAGTGAAACCGCCACCACGGAAGCGGCGGCGACGCCGCACGGTGCCGCGGCCAAAACTCGTGGCCGGGGGCCGCGCATGAGCCTCGTCGTGCGCACCGCCGAGCCAGGCGACCGCCACGGGCTCGAGCTCCTCTTGGCCGCCCTCATGCGGGAGCATCAACGCACCTATCCCGGGGCCTATCCGGTCATGCCGCCCGAGGAGGCCGCCGCGCTCTATGCTGCCTCCTACGCGGCGCGGTTGTTTGAAGATCCACGTCTCGTCGCCGTGCTGGCCGCCGACCGCGCGCCCGTGGGGTGTTTGGTGGGGGAAGTGAGCACGCGCACCGTCGGTCAGCCGGCGACGGTCTGCTTCGTCGAGTGGTTCTATGTTGAGCCCGAATCCCGGGGGCTCGGCATTGGCCGGGCCCTTGTCCGTGCCGGGTTAACGGTCCTTCGGGAGCACGGCGTGACCCACGTCGAGTGCCGCAGCGTGCCCGGCGACCGGCAATGGCAACGGCGCGGCTGGCAGGAAACGGCGCGCTACTACGTCGCCCCCATGGCGCAGGTTACGGCCTGGGCCGGCCCTGATGAGGAGAGCGGTAATGGTTCCGCATGATAGCCGCCGCTACCATCGCGTGCGGCCGCCGACCTTTACGCGGGCGTATGGGAGCCAGTCCTCAACGCCTCAGGTTGTCTCGCCATATGGCGGCTTTCCGATGCAAATGGCCGGGCGGATCAGTCGCCAACAGCTCTCGCCGCTCCTCCTCGGGCTCGGCACTGGCCAGGGCCAGCGGTATCAAAAGCTGATGGCCGATATTCAAAGCGGCCGCGCGCCGGGGCCGCTCGGGTCGGCAATCCAGCAAATCCAGCAATTTGCGCCGGGGGTGATCGGGGGCGCGCAAGGGATCGGGCAGCAGCTCTCGCAGCAAGGCCAGCAAGCGGTGCAGGGGTTGCAGCAAGCGATTGCGGCGGCGCAAGCGGGGATGCCGCAGTATCAGCAAGGCGTCAACCAAGCGTTCCAGGCCGATGTCGGCGCGCTTGGGCAAGCGCAGAACCTCTATGGCCAAGCCGCCGGCATGCTCCCCGGGCTGCAGAATATCGCCCAGCAAGGGACGCAAGGCGCGCAGCAAGCCTTGAGCGCGGCGCAGGGCTACATGACCGGGCCGCAGATGCAGGCCGCGCAAGCACAGCTCGCCCGGGCGCAGGGGCTCTTACAGGGTGGGGCGGCCGAGACCGGGGCCGGGCAAGCGTTAAACCTCGCGCAACGCTACGCGCAGCAAGCCGCCTCCCCGATCGCGCAAGAGGACCTCTACCAGATGGCGGCCCGCCGGGCACTCGCCCAGGTCCGTCCGGGGCTCGCCGCGCGCGGCCTCGAGGCCGGCGGCGCCGGGGCGCAAGCCGAGGCCGAGGTGTCCCGCGATCTTGCGTACCAGTTTGCTCAGAATCAAGCGGCGCAGCGGCAAGCGACGTTGCAGGGGTTGACCGGGGCCGCTGGCGGCCTCGGGAATATCCAATCGCAAGCGCAGCAGAACGTTGGGGCTGCGGCGTCGGGGCTCGGCAATCTGCAAGCACAAGGCTTGCAAGGTCTCCAAGCAGCAAGTCAGGGCGTCCAGCAAGCGGCCGCCGGGCAAGCCGCCCTCGGACAGTCTATGATCCCGTATTTGCAGGCGATTCAGCAGGGCGCGCAGAACGTCGGGGGGGCCGCGCAGCAGGGCGCCGGGATGCTGATGACGGGCCCCGAACTTGCCGGTCAGCAAGCCGCCGCCGTCAACCAGCTCGGGCAAGCACTCATGCAGCAATACAATCTCCCGATGCAATCAGCGGGCAACCTGATGAATTTGCTTACTGCCGGCATGACGCCGGGCCTGCAGATGCTGCAAGCGACCGCGCCGACGACGGCGCAGTCCAGCAAACAATCGAACATCCTATGACACACGATAGCCGTCGCTACCATCGTCGCCGTGGCCCCGTCGGGGCGCGGGCATACGGCATGCTCGGTGCCCTCGGCGGAGCTGCCGAGGGTGCCGGCTCGGCACTGGGGAGCGCCGCGAGCGCCGTCGGCAGCGGGCTCGAGAGTGCCGCGGGCTCGGCGCTCGGGGGCGCTGGCAAGAGCGCGCTCTCGGGGCTCGAGAGTGTCGGCACGGGCTTAAAGTCGCTCTTTAGCGCGGCCCCGACCGAGGCGGAGCGGATTGCTGCGCTCGGGCAACCCGTGCCTACGGGGGTCGAGCTGGCGGGCCCGAGCTCGACGTTTACGGGCCCGGGGTTTCTCAACAGCATGGTGCAGGGCTTTGTGCACGGGCCACAGCAGTTTGCGAACGCAAGCGCAGGAACGAGCGTCGGGCAAGGCATCGGTGGGCTCTTGCAAGCGCTCGACCAACTGAACGCGCAACGGCAAGGCGGCATGTCGCTCGCGCCGATTGTCGGCGGTGTGAGCGGTGTCCAGCCGTTGCGGGGCCCGAAGTATCTGCCCGACCAGACGCCGCCGATGGGGCCGGGGCCGATCATGGGCATGATTGGGCAGCTCTTTAAGGGCTTCTGATGGACTCGCCCGGCCTCAGCTCCGTCGAGAATGTCGCGGGTCGCGGCGTCGGGCTTATGGCAGCACTCGCCAGCATCAAGGGGGGCGGGCTCGCCAACTACATGCTCGCGCGGCAGCGCATGATGACCGACCCGGCGTACCGCGCCAGTTTCATCGACGCGCCCTTTACCGCGGGCTTTTTTGGCCTCGGACAAGGCGCCCCACCGACGGCGGCGGCGCAAGCGCAAGTCGCGCAACCCGCCGGCGGCGGCGGCCCACCGCCGGCCGCAGCACCGCAAGATGTGCGCTATTTGCCGACGGGCGGCACATGGTATCCCGGCGTGCCCCCGCTTGATTACGCCCAGCAAGTGAAAGCCGAGCAGGATCGCGCGACGATGATCGGACTCACGAGCAACGATCCCGCGATCCGCACGCAATCGAAGCTCGCGATTGGGGTGCCACTCTCGCAGGACGAAATGGGGCAAGCCGTTGGTGCCGGCCGCGAGCTGGTGCGGCAAGCGGGCCCGGGCTCCCAAGTCCAGTATAAGCTCCCGGGCGGCGCGGTCACGGTCGGCTCGCCGTACATCAGCGGCAACTATCTCGACCAGAATGCGGCGGCGGTTGTTGCCGCGCGGACCGGCGGGGTGGTCGTGCCGAGCCCGAGCGGCGGCTTTGAGGTTAAAGCGCCCGAGCGACCCGTTCAAGGCGAATACACTGACCCAAATCAGGCGGCGGCCGTCCGGCAGCCCGGCGAGGTCACAAAACCGACCGGGCGCACCGTCAACGGCGTGCCGACATACTACAACGTCAAGCAAGAGCCGGTGGGCGTGGCACCCTTGCCGACCGCGCCAGCCGCGCGGCCTACGCCCCCAGCCCCGGTGCGCCCGGCAGTGCCAGTCACGCCGCCGCCACCGGCACCCGCAGCGGCACCGGCGCCCCC